CCGTCGTGGAATGGTCCATTTTTGAATCGTTATGGATATTATACCAAGAGGCGTTGTGCAGATACTGTCTGTTGCTACCAAAAGTATCATGTTTGCTATAAGAAAGATGAGAATGGAAATGTTAAAGTTCTTGAAAATTCTATAGAAAATATTTCAGGTTATTATTATCCACAAGCATGCGAAAGCAACGATACAGCCCACTGCATTCCGGACAACTGTAAAAATTGGTACTTAGGACCACCCATGGCAATCATTAGACCAGTTGATGTTAAAGAAATTGTAAATTCAGAAGGTTGCAATATTTCTTTATTCCAAAATTTACATGAAGACTTTCTAAATGTAAGCATAAACTGTGCAAAGAGCGGTTTGCTAAAAATAGAAATTTACGACATACTTGGTAATTGTGTAAGTTTTGCAGAAGACGAAAAAAGAACCATCTATTTTTCAACGAAAATTGTACTAAATTTAACAACAGGGGCTTATTTCTGCAAAGTGAGCCTCAATGATGAAATTTATTCGTATCGTAAAATCATAATAATAAAGTAAAAAGAACATGAAGTTATTAAATCATACGATAGTCTTTTTAATTTTAATCATGGTGACGAAAGCTGCCGAATGGGAGCAGCTTCCAGTCCCTCCAATATTGAAAAAGACCGATGGAACCAACGAATATGTTGAAATCAAGTGCTATGATTCATTAAATTGTATGGCTTTTTTACAATACAATGGGACTTGTGGAAATAGAATAATTAGAACTACTGATGGTGGAATGAACTGGACAGATGTATATCTTGATACATGTGTTTTTGGTAATTTCTCAATACCTTTCCCGTGCCCAATCAAGGCAATGGCTTATCCGAGCGAAAATTTATTAATTGCTGTCGGGGATTCCGGTTTTGTGCTAAGGACGACTGACAAAGGAGAAACATGGAGTCATTATAATTTTGATAAAGGGAGGACTAATTATATGATGGATATGTATAATGAAAAATATGGTATAATGGCTTCGGGAAAATATGATTATTCTAACCCAGGAGGTAAATTTTTTCTAACTAATAATTCAGGAATTTCTTGGGATATTATGATTAGTGATACAAATTTCTATCATATCTACTTAGAAAGCATTCAAGCTATAAACAAAGATTTATTTTATGCCTTATACTGGGAGCCATCGGATAAATCCATGCGTCTTTTAAGGGTGCATGGTAACTGGGAGAGTTGGGATACAACTTTTCTGTGCTATAATTACCGGTTGCACTATATGAGTTTCATAAATGAAAAACTGGGTTTTATTGGCGGTGAATTACCTATCGGTGCATCAACATATAAGAAATGGATCATTAAAACAGAAGATGCCGGTTACACGTGGAAAACTGTCCTCGATTCAAATATGTATGCCGGTCCCTTGTTTGATTTAAAGTTCTATGATGAAAATTTTGGTTTTGCTGCCAGCGGCTGGTGGACAATGGTAAAAACAAGTAATGGAGGTCAAACATGGGAAGCTGAAAGACTAACCAACGATACGGCTAAACTTCATAATTTCACCATTTTCACAAGTTTGTCAGTGCCTAGCAAAACAAATGCTTATAGTATTTGTGATGGCCAATATATTTATAAATTCACCCGCGACTGGACGGATGTATCAGTATTGGAGCCATGTGAAAGAAATAAGGCTTATCCTTATGGTTTCCCCAATCCTACAAATGATTTCATTTACCTGAGAAATCTTGAAGGCGATAAAGTGAGGCTGCTCTCGGCTATGGGTGAACTTGTGAAGGAAGTTAACCTAAACGGTGCGAACGGAGCAACTATTGATGTATCAGATCTGCCGGCTGGCATATATTTTATGCGGTGCGGGTCAAGAGTTGAAAAGATCATAAAGTGGTAAAGCAAATGAAATCATTAATTCACACGATAGCTTTTATTTTAAGATGTTTACTGGACCACTTTTTGATTTAAATTTTTATTTAGTGTTATGATCAAAACAAATAATCTGAAATTATCATGGATAAAATACTTATACTTTTTGTTGTTGCATTTGCCTTAAATAATGTTTATGCTATTGCACAATGGCATGAATGCAACAAAGGTTTACAAGCATATGAAGTTAATACAATAGTTATTAGCGATAGCAATATATTTGCCGGGTTTCAGGATGGTGGAATTTATGTATCAACAGATAAGGGCAATAATTGGTCAATAAAAACTGATGGATCACATAAAACCAATATAAAGTCGTTAGCAATAAATGGCAATTTTATTTTTGCTGCAATTCATGACTTTGATAGCGCAGGGATTTATCTATCAACAGATAATGGCAATAGTTGGTCGCTTAAGAATAATGGGTTAAAAAGTCGTTTTTTTAATATAATAACGATAAATGGTAATAATATCCTAATCGGGGGTAATGGTAGCGGTGTTTTTCTTTCAGAAGATAATGGCAATAGCTGGTCAGCAAAGAACAATGGGTTTTCATCTGCTTCTAAAGTAATATATACAATAGCAATAAATGGTAATAATATTTTTGTTGGAACTATTATTGGTATTTACCTGTCAGAAGATTATGGCAATAGCTGGAAAGTCAAGAACAATGGATTGGAAGCAATTGTATATTCAATTGCAATAAAAGACAATAATATTTTTGCTGGGACTAATGATGGTATCTATCTATCGGCAGATAATGGCAACAGCTGGACAAAAAAGAATGAAGGGTTGAAAAATTCTAATGTTCAAACAATAGCAATAAACGGTAATAATATATTTGTAGGTACTTTTGATGGTATTTTTTTATCAACAGACAATGGCAATAGTTGGTCACCAAAGAACAATGGGCTTATTAATACTAATATAAATTCTTTAGCAATAAGCGGTAATGATATTTATGCAGGAACTAGTGGATATGGTGTTTTTAAAGCAAAAATTGATGAGCTTCTTGTGACCAATGTTCTTGAATCCACTAAAGAAAATAATTTTACTCTTTACCCCAATCCAACAAATGATTATGTTTATCTTCATGGTTTGGATTGTATTGCAGTGCAGATTTATTCCGTAACGGGCATGCTTATAAAAGAACAAAAACTAAACGGTGCGAACGGAGCAACGATTGATGTTTCAGAGTTTCCGTCTGGCGTATATTTTATGCGCTGCGGGTTAAGAACACAGAAGATTATAAAGTGGTAAAACTACATTGTACACAAAATAAGAATGATTTCCTCCAAATCTTCTTCTGTCAAAGTTATAAAAGGACGAGCCGGAATCTGTAAAACAGGTTTTAGCTCTTTCTTTTTGGTAAGTGCAAGACCTTTCCAATTCTCTTGTCCGGTTTCATAATACTTAGCCCAGAAGAATTTTCTCATTTTCAAAGAAATCGGTATTGTCGGTTTTAAAGTACCCCCGTATTGATGTATAGCCGCATAAGGCGAGTTAGCAGAAATCACAACAGATGATTTGCCTTGAGGTCTGACTTCAATTGTTGACATCAGACCTTTACTTCGGTTTAAAGTAGGTTCTAATTCCCAACCAAGTCTTTTATATTTTTCTTTAGTAGATGTAGCAAGTGCCTTCCATTTCTGTGAACCACCAGAGAAGATTGTAATATCAGATTCATTGCCATCCCAACGACCTCTTTCATCAAAATTTGCTGAAATTGCTCTATCTATCAAAGCTGAAACCATTTCAAGAACAGGCGTTAAATCGTCGTATTGTTTCAGTAATTGCCTGAAGATATTCAACAACGAATCCATTATTTCATTACTTATCATACCTTTTTTACAAGTTTATAATATTTTGAAAATAATTGAAGTACTTTTTTAATGTAAGGATTATCAGTCGACAAACCTTTTTCGCTAAGTGCTATTGCTTCTGCTATCATTTCATGGCTGTTTATTGTAGAATACTTGGAAAATATGTAATCGGGGAATTTATTATCGTAGGGATCGTAATCCTTTGTATAGTCTGTAAATAATTTATTTGCCTCAAAATCAAACTCATATTTTTCATCACCTAAAACATCCTGTAATTGCAGATGTTTGATGTGTGCTAATTCATGCTTCGTTAAATAATCTATAAAATCATCTTCAGATAAGGTATTTACTTCATTATTGAATTTCGTACTCATTCTTTTTCTGAATTTCGCAAATTCATTTTTATCAGTAAGTAACTTATAACCAATTTGAATTGTTGAACCATAAGCTTCAAAACCTGAGGAAATTTGTCCATCCTTGTCTATGATTATTTTTGTGATACTTGATATATGCTTATTATTTAGAATTAATTTTATTATTTCGTTCAAAAGTTTATTATCGAGAGTTTTTTCATTATCATGATTAATTTCAAGCTTGATGTTATTTTTTTTAAGAAGTTTTTCAATTCTATACAAGCCATTATTCTTAAGTAATAATTTATTAAGTTGGTTACGGATTTCTTTAGTAAAATTATCGGTATCCGGTTTCCAGGTTTTCAAAGGAGTCAACTGAAATTCTTTACTATTTTTTAGTTGTTCTAGATAATTTGAACCTTCTTCTGCATTTGTTCCATCTTTAATCGGAGTAACTGAACATTTGCAACCAAAACCTGAAGGTGGATAAACTAAATCCCAAATCGAATCATCATGCCGAAACACTTTTCCATTCAATAAGCTGTGGTCATGTCGTTTAGTAGGTCTTTCAATTTGGCTGTATTTCCAGTATGGATATAAATCTGATATTAGTTTTTGTTGTTTGTATTTACCTTGTGAATATGCCATTTGCATATTTGTATCGTAAATGACCTTTAGCTTTGAAGGTGTTGCTCCAGTCCAACCTGCAGATTGAACTCGATTCATCAATTTAGTTTGAAAATCCTTTAATGTCCAACCTTCTGTTTTTGCTCTTTCAACGTAATCGTAAATGAGTTGAAGAATATCTGCATTCATTACTTTGGCTACTGTAAAAGCCTTGTTATGAGCATCCGAATCAAGTTCATCCCAATCAGTTGAAATTTTCAAGTTTTTACCTCTCTGCTTCAACCATTCGAAAGCTCTTTCCGGCGATAGTTTGAAAGCTGTTTTAAAAGGATCTTCAAACCGAAAACTTTTTATTTTCGGGATTGAACCGGTTTTCTTGTAAAAATCTATTATGTAATTATTTCTTTCCACTGATAAAACCGCTCCCGGTAGCTATTAAAATACCTTTAGCCAAGAAGTCTTCAAGTTCGCTTGTTTCCAAATCCGGAAACATTTCAACAATCTTGTCCTGAATCTCGTTATAGGAAGTGCCATGTTCAATCATGTCCAGAACAGGCTTCAAAACTGCCTGCGTAAGTTCATCAAATTGAGAAATGTCATAAGGCGATTTTTGTATTTCAGAACCATTTTCGCTAAACGGGGAAATTGGTGGTGTAGCTGATACAATCTCGATTTCATCGTCTTTGAAGCCATAATTTCTTTTGTAGTATTCTTTGGTGAATTTGATTTGATTTGTAGAAGCAAGAGCTTGGTCACGCTGTGCCAAAGTCATATCGACATCCTGCTCTTCATACATCACAAATTTTGGCATTTCTGAAACTGATTCAAAATTGAAATCAATAATCCATTCTATAAGTTTGTTAAGCCAATATTCAACAAGCTGTTTGTCAGAATCAACCACATCCTTGCGAACCTGTAAATGAGTTTGAGACATGGCATAAGAACCTGTATCGCCTTGTTCTGTAGTAAGAGTTTGAGAAAGAATTGCTTTTGATATTTCAGCATTACAGAAGTGAAGCAGGTTTTTATAGATGTCTGCGGAACTTCCTTTTGCTGATTCCAAAATATCAATATTCACTTCTTCTTCGGTAACTGCTATTCCATCCTGTTGCAGTTTCTCCAGAACATTTAATAGTTCATAAGCTTCTTCCTGTCCTTTACCTAAAGCTATCTTGCCATGTAGAAAAGGCATACCATATTTTTGTGTATAGATTGACCAAAGTTTCATTCCGCCTTTTTTGAAGACCACAGGATAATAACATTTTGCAAGAACTGATTCTCCGTAAGGATTGTCGTATGTTGCATTGTTTTGAACTATAAGAAATTTTTTATTTGGAAGAAGCATTCCATTTGCTTTGAATCTGTCTTTGAATCTTAGCATATTATTACCATCAAATTCAAACCACCAGGAAGGCTTGCCTTTGATGTCCTTTGGTATTATATATCCCTCAGACTCACCCCAATAAATTTCCATAGGCTTAAATCCATATAAAGGCGCATCAAGAATATCATTTATAATCTGTCTTAAATTCAAATCGTTGAAAATTTCTTCAATAAACAAAGCTTCATTGGATTTCTGTCCGCCCCTGTTTATTTCCCACTCAAGAGACATCACACCAGCTTTTCTTGATTGAACACAACTTGAAACATGGGCATCATAAAGGAAATTTCTATAAGTTTCAAGAGTTTCATTGTTTTTCTGCAAAACGACATCAGGATTTGGAAGCAATTCATTCATTGAACTGAAAAGAAATGCCTGCCTTGTGGCTATAACTCCAAGAGGATAAGGTCTTGACTGCTGATTTTCATTTTGAATTAGTTTGTCTTGACTATCAATAAAAAGATTCTTTATATTCTTTATGAAACCCATAATATTCTCTAATAAGTGGTGAAATAATTTTCCTTTTTTCTATCATATTTGGTAAGCAATCCAAGATTCTTACCAGAGGAACTTCGTTTTCTTAAATAATCGAGTGCCTGAGTAATGCTATCAACAATATCGTCATGGTTGCCATAAGGGAATTCCGAACATTCATTGATTATATCAGCAAGGAATTGAGCATTCTTTGGAATAAATACTTTTCCAGCTTCAAGCAGTGGCGTTATCAAATGTGCTCTTGTTACCTTGTCTTTTATTGCCGGTACTGCTTTAATAGGTATCTTGGTTTCCCTTTGCAATACCTGAATAAGACTTTGACCGCTTGCGGCATCTTCAATAAGTACAACATTTGGTTTATGTTTATGATACTGCATTATTACCTGTCTTTGAAGGTCAGGGAATAATACTTTAGCTCTCCAATAATCAATAAGAAAATAACCTTTTTCAGTAAGCAACCATGTAGTACAAACCGAAAAGTCATTCTGTTGCTTTTCCTTGAAAGCAGTGTCCCACGACTGAATTAATAAAGTACCGGTCGGTTCTTCTTCATATTCTTTCCACCATTCAGTTTTGAAGATTTGATATTCGGTTGCTATTGGTTGTTGTTGATATAAAGCAGAAAACCAATAAGAACCGATTTGATTTTTGATGCTTTGAAGCTTTTCTTTTGGATACCTGAATTCCCAGAGCGGTTCTCCTTCTTCTCTTCCAAGCATATCATTTTCTCTGGCAATTGCAGGGAAGCTGAGAATCTCCCATTTATCATCAGAATCAGGATCATTAACCAGTCTACCTGCAAGGTCGTCAAAATGCCATCTGGTCATAATAACTATAATCGCTCCATCAGGCTCAAGCCTTGTATATGCTGTTGCCCTGAACCAATCATAAGTCTTGTCCCTGTATGTTTTGCTGTTAGCCTGTTCGTCATTTTTGACAGGGTCATCAATAATAAGCACATTTGCTCCTTTGCCTGTTATAGCTCCACCAACGCCTGTGGCATTCAAACCTCCTTCATGTCCTGAAACATCCCAACGGTAAGCAGAATTTGAAAGTCTGTTAAGTTTAATTCCAAATAAATCATCGCCATGTTCTTCCAAGAGTTCTTTTGTCTTTCTGCCCCAGGAAGCTGCAAAACCAGCTTCATAAGAAACCAGAATAATTCTTCTGTCAGGATAAGTTCCAAGATACCATGCAGGGAAATATCTTGAAATCAATTCTGATTTTCCATGTCTGGGTGGCATGTTTACAATCAACCTCTTGGTTCTACCGCCAGCAACATCTAACAGTTTTTTATTCAATATGTTAATGTGAGGAGCTATCTGATACCTCCCTTTCGACAGATACATCGCCATTGTAGCTGGGCTTGCCGTTTTGAGCATCTCCCACGGCAGAGAGGAATTTAAGTAAAGCTTCTGCTGATTCTTCGTCATTTGCTACAATCTCCCCAAATTTATTTTTTTGTGGTTGTAATAGAATTGTGTTTTCATTTCTTCCTATTTCGGTTGGAACTCCGCGGGCAATTCTTTCTATATTTACAAGATTCCCATAACTCCTACTTACCTGAATTATCAAATCAATAAGCTCAACTGTAGTAAGCTTGTTTAAATCTTCAATGGCAGGCATTTTATTGTCTTTGTCCTTTTTTAACCTTTCAGAAAAGGCAGTAACAGGCAAGAAGACAATTCTTTGAAAAGTCTCCGCCTGTTGTGCCTGCCTTTCATTCATTTTTTGAATGCTTTCCTGTTGCTTAATTCGGTTCTTTCTATCTTCATCATCATCAAAGGCTCTTACTCTAACTTGCCAGTTATTTTTTCTTGACCAAACTGCAAATTGAGTTTTACTCTTTTTGCCGAGACGGTCAAGCAATGCGCTGAAACTTCTATTTTGACGAAGATCACGATAAACACAGAAAGCTTTAAAGGCTTTATCGGTTTCTCCCGGAAGTCTTTCCCAGGGTAGATTTGCCCACGGCTCTGACATTATTCAGTACTCAATTCCTTTTTACATAATTCAAGTAGTTTCAAAGC